GTTGCATTATTGGGCAAAGGAGTATTGTAGTGCGTATCCGCTCCATACATAAATAGGTTGTTTTCAGCCGCAGTTGGTGTATTCCACGTATCGTAAAAAAGAGAAGAATCAAAAGCATCAGGAGGATTAACTTCAATAGAAGAAGTTAATTTTGTATGTTCAATAAATCTGCTATTTTTAAAAGTTGCACCATCTACAAAACAATTAAAAGAACTATAATATGTGTTTTGATTCCTATAATAAAACTTTTTACGACCATACACTACAACGGTTTGAGCACCTGTAACATCATTTGGAATAGTTATTCTTAGGCCGTTAGCAGCAACATTTGAAACAACTACGGCACTATTATCAATTGCTTCTCCTTGAAAATCTACAAACTCAATGAGTGGAACAGATGCAGATGCACCAAACACAGGACCATAGGTGTAAACACCCCAGCCAACATTTGCAATGGTAGAGGCTGCTTGCACGGTGCTATATGCTGCAAGGTCTACACTTGGCGTTGCATTTGCATTGTATGTCCGTAATGAATCTGGAGAAACAGTATCTCGGACAACCGAACCACCACCATCATAACGTAACCCAAAAGCAGTTCTTGGGACAAGGTTTGGATTTCCCAAATAGGAAGTTACTGCTTGTTGAGTAAACTTTGGATCTGATAGTAAATTAGTACGTTGGCTATATACTTTTAATACATTAGTACTTGTGTCATACGCAGAATAACAACCAGAAATAGCCGCAATGTATGCCGTAATACCCTTTACTGTTCCTTTTGTTCTGCGCAATTCAAAAATGTTTAATAAAACATTCCTAAGTTTTGCTGTTCCAATTTCATCCGAAGTATTAGGAACACCTAATTGTTGAGCAAGCAAATCCAATGCTGGGGGGATAGCAACCAATGGATCATTAATTGCAATTAAACTATCAATAAGTGATCGTAGTTTGTCTAACTCCCAACCAAATAAAGAAAGATAAGTTTTAAGAGAATTGTTACCTTCTCGTTGATCTAGCAACCTGTAATACTCAGGAACCCTTTTCCATAAGTCTTGCAAAGAATCGTATTGTCTAGGAATTTGCAAATACAAAGAGGTAGAACGCTCATACCATGCTGATGAACCATCAGAATACTTAATAAAAAAACCGTAATAAACCCAATTTCCTGGATTGATACTGTCAATTGTATGGCTTACCGTGTCAACGTAATTACTGGAGTTACATGAAAATACAGTTATACCATCTTCAACAGTTACTGGTTCACCGTATTCATTAATGACTACTAACAATTCTACTGGTTGAACAGTACTAGGCGCAGAAACTAAAGGTGATGATAAAGTCCAAGAAAGAGTAACATCCGTAAAATACTTAACGTATTGTCCAGAAGGTCTATCAACATCATTAATAGTTACTGCTCTAACATTTTGAATAACAGAAGAAAAGGTAGACAAACCAGAATCTTCAGTAGGTTCAACATATCCATCAGCCCTTAAAGATTGATCAAGGCTTGAATCATTTTGAAGAATTGAACCAACTGCATCACTGCGACGTAACCTAAAAGAAGTAAGTGCCATTATGTTCCCGTAATTCCACCGCTAGTGGTTAACGTATATGTTCCTTTTTTAAAGATTCTTAAAGCCTGGGAAACTACAGTCTCTGCTGATGGCGTAGAAATTGTTACATAATCCACGCCATCAATAGCCATCATTGTTCTGTATATTTCACCTTTAGACAAAGTTTGATCAAAGAAAACATTATCAAATTCAAAAAAAGTATCTAATGCAGTTTCTACTGCAGTTTGAACTCTTTTTGCAATGTATCCAGGAAGAACAAAAATTGTTGCCGTAATGTTAACCGCAGTCAAAGTTACAGAAGAAGCAACAGTAACAGTCGTTCCAATCATTTGACGTGGCGCATAGTAATCAGTAATGTTTGTGCGAAGTTCAGTACTTACAGGAATTGTGCCAGAAGAGTAAGTCAAATAGTCAGAAGTAAAAGGAACAACATGTAAAGTAACTGTTCCAGAAGCGTAGGCTGCGGTTCCTTTTGCTATTCCAGGAACGTTTAATAACAAGTTTTTGTAATCGTTTAAAGATACAGCCCTATTCTGTGTAGAAAAAGAAGATGGAACGTTATTTTTAAGTGACGAAATACTTTCAACATCAGAGCCACCCGTAGCAACAGTTGAATAAATATTTGTAATATACGGACTAGGAGAATCAATAATTTGAGTAATTCTATTAACCGAAACGTTCCCGTTTAAACCAGCACCCCTTCTGTAATTCACTACAATGGTTTGTCCAGCATTAGGAATTTTACCATTAAAGCCGTTACCAAAAAGAATTTCTACTTCGTTTGTAGCGTTTAAAAGCAATGTAAATACTTTGTCAGTTGACGTAGAATCATAAAGTTTATCTACTCTTTGATAACGTACTGCTGTAGGAGAACCATTGGCAACAGGTCCTTCATAAACGTATACATCTACACTACTAGCAATAACATTAGAATAAAACAAGGAAAACCTTTGTGAAGACAATCCACTACTTACTCCAATTGTTTCATCAGTAATTGGTTCACCTTCCTCAACACCAATGCTTGCGTCATTATCTAATTGAACTGATGCACTATGAGTAGAAGTAAAGTAAACAATTGGTAATCCATTTGCTGCAGGAGCAACAAAAACTGTACCACTAGGAATAACAATAGTTTCTCCTGCTGGAACGTTGTCCCCCACAACGGTGACGGTTGCAGTAGAAGCAGTTTGAAAGTGTGGAAGGTAATCAAAAAGGTTGGCAATTGCCAAAAGCGCTTCACGTTGAGTGGCTGTGCTAATAAAAGCCTCTGCTGCTGCTCTGTCAATGTAGTAATGAAGAACGTCGGCAAAGTAAGCCCACATGTCTACAAGGGCTACTGCAAAATCAGAGTCATCACGATTAGTCCATTCTGGAATAATCACAGATGCTCTTGTCAATATGTCGTTTTTGATTGTGTCAAAATCACGACTTGCATAATTTATTTCAGCCATTAGAATGTACTTTCTTGAGTAAGTTGAGAAACCTGTAAGGTGATTGTAGAAATGGTTCTTGGAGAACTAGCATACCTAATAGCAACAGTAACAGTGTTATCGCCGTAGTTACTAGATTCTTGATTATTTGGAGAAGCAATAATTGCTAAATCTAAAACTTTTCCATTGGTTATACGAGCATTTGCTGCTGGCAAACTGTCTACTTTGTAATCAGCCATTACCAAAGCATCAACCATTTCAAAAGCAAGCATTTGTAGATTGCCACCGTAACCTGGTCGCATAATGCGTTCGCCAGAAGTAGTCATAAAGTAATTAATAATTTGTTGACGAATAGATTGATCATGGTCATAGGTTTGTTGTAAAGAACCATTATCAAACTTAAAAGGAATAGAAATACTTTTCATGCGGTTCTCCTAAGAAGCAACATAGAAACTTGCTCTTCTAGTAAAGTAAGGCGTTGTAATATATCAGACAAACCATCAGTTTGTACCCAAAAAACATTAGTTAAACTAGAATCATCTGATGATACTACAATTTGAGAATTTACTGATGGGACTGACCAAAGGTTGGTGGTCTGTTTAGACCTACCAATATACGACACTGGAATATCTACGTCTGTTCCCAATAGTGCTGGTATTTTAATTTTAATTTCTCCAGTAGTAGCATTGGCATAAGTTACCAATGCCCTGTATGGACCTCCAGCAGGAATTGAAGTAATACTATTAATTGTAGACATTAGTGTATTCCGATTTAAATACCCATAAATCATTAATAAGTATAGGTTGTTGCGGCTCCTTGTATCGTTGCACAACTGGAAATTTTGGTAACTTCTTGCTATTACCATCTTTAGTTAAACGCAAATAAGTGGTTAGGCTTTCACTATATAATTCGTGTGACACTTTGTCTACATACCAAAAACCATCAAAATTTCCTTCATAGCCTACAATCTTTACTAAACCACCAAGTTTAATACTTGGATCGCCCATAATGGTAACTTCACAAGCATGTGGATAGGTTTGATTTTCACGGGCAATTAAAACACTTCGTGCCACATCAAAACTATTTACGTTAACAGACAAAGAATTAGTATTGTTATTAGTGTTGTTTTGTCCAAAAGAACTTAGTAAACCCAAATCATTTTTTGTAACTTTTACAAGAACACCTTGATTATCCATATATGAAATACTTGTATTATCTGTATTACCATAAGGAGTAGTTGATCCTAGTAACGGGTTAAAACTAATAATAGCACCAGGTTGTGGTTTTGGATTTTTTAATAAAATTTTAGTACCTACAAGTTCATTATAAGAAGTTTGCCTAGCGGCAGATTTAGATTTATCCCAAATATGTATATGACCATTACTTAATGTTGTGGCATAACCTAAATGGTTTGAAACTTTGTTTAAAAATTTCCAAGAAGATTCTTCTGATTGAACGATTCTTTTAAATGTATAAGAGTTGTTTGGAATACTGTAACCAAACCTACTTGTTTGAGCAATAGAAGAAACAATGTCAGAAAGTTTTACGTTGTTCCAAACTTTTGTTTTATTAAACCTAAGTGAGTATGATGTACCAAAACAAGTAAGTTTGACTAATTGAAAAGGTGTTGAATTTACCAAACCCTCATTTGTGTTAGACATTGCTTCTATATGAGATACATATCCATAAAAGTAACATGCTTGACCACCTTTTAAATTCATGCTTAAAAACATAGGGCGATCAATATATGACATAAGGTAATCAGTTGGAATACCTACAACTTCAATAGTTGCTAAATCATGTTGGGAATCAACATACGATACGCTTATTCGTTGAACTTTATTTCTATCAAAAGAAACATTGTTTATTAAAAATGACCAAGAAATCCCTAAAGGAGATAAACCAGTAGTAATCATGTTAGTGGTATTCTTACTTGTGTTCCAGCAGGCAACCTATCTGGAAAAGGAATTTGTGGATTAAGGTCAGCAATTCTCCAATACAGAGAAGAGTGGCTAAGGAAGTCTGCAGCCAATGATGCAAAAGATTCATTTTCTTTTGCTCTATGTACAATAAATGCAGAAGTAGTTATTTGATTTCGCAAAGAAACACGAATAGACCCAGTTCCTTTATTTTCATAAACACTGGAATATCTAGAATTCATATATTGTTTTCACTTTCATTATGTTAATTCTTTGGGTTAGCACCACCACCACCAGTACTATTTCTTTTATCTAAACCATCAAGGCTAGGAGCCATGTAAAAAAAACCATTTTTATCGTATGGGCAATCTAGTTCTAATTTTGCCGTAACAGTTTCTTGTGATCCTGTTGATGTTGTAAAAGACTTAGATGCATTTAATGTCCACTTTAAATTGCAAGAAGCATCATTCATCATTATCTGTGTGTTTGCGTATGTGCTTTTATTAATTAAAGTTGCTTTTATATCCTCTGGTAATTTTAACCAAAATGTTGAATACCCATTTTCTTTATTGTGAACTGTTTTTAAACCTACTATTGTGCAACTTCCAGTACTTTTTTCATTTTTATAACTATAAGTAAGTTCGCACGTTAAGGTAATATCTGGATCTTTAAGGTTGTCTTGTTTGGCTTTGTAGTTCCAACCAAAAACACAAGGCAACATTTCTTTATGTTGCGGTGCAATGTTTTGAAATGTTTCAGCCGATCTTGCAAACTCAACTGCTGCTGATTGTTCTAGCCCTCCGATATATGGGGTCCATGTGTAAGTATTAGGTGTTGCTGCCCATTTACTATTACATAAATTCCACCATTGTTGTAAAGTCACGTATGCAGGAGAAGCACTAAACCCTGCATATTTTTCTGTACCTCCACCACCATGATAATATTGATCAGATTTCCACCACGCTTGATTTTCAGACGTATTGGGCCTTGGTATGTTAGGGTAATGGGTACTTCCTGGCGTGACGTATGCGTTTTTTATGTTACCCTTATTGTCAACTGAACCTGCTGGAAGAACACTCCAAGAAGTAAAAGCAGATTGAAGTAATTTTTGGGAAGCAGTAGTTTCTTCTTTATCTTTTACTCCCTTATCCTGAACGTCTTTTGCCCAATTTGCAAGGTTGTTTGTAAGAAACGCATCTTTTTTAGCAAACCCAAGATACAAAGCCGAAAAGTTAACATTAATTTGGCAAATAGTTGGGGTCATGTTTGGTGAAAACTTTTGAAAAGCAACAGCAGCACCAGTTACTAGTCCTTCAATCATAAAAGTATCTGAAAAAACAACTCGTACAGGAAGTGGGTTTAAGAAAGCAGAGTTTCCTACGTTTAACTGAACTGCTTTATCAAAGTCATCACCTTTTAATGCACCTTCAGGTGCTACAAGAGCATTACCATCTTTATCTTTTTTGCCATTTGCTACATCTTTTTCGTATTGTAATTGTGCAACGGATAATTTGTCATCATCTTGTTGTTGAGAAAAAGTTTTTACCATGCCAATTAACTCATCGGTAATTCCTTGACCAATAATTGTATCAAACAATTTAACATCGGCCCATACACCAATAACTCCTGGATCCTTTTCGTTAGCAAGGTCATACCCATTTTTTTTATAATCTATATTTGCATTATGATTATTAACTTCCATTTCACGATTAAAAGTCATTGTAAAATTAAATATTGCAGTACCTGGAACGGCTTGAGTTAAGTTTGCTGGGTTTTGTAAAATTGGGTTTACAGCACCAATACTTTGAGCCACATCACGAGTAATAGATTCGGGATTAAATTGAAAGTTAAGTCGGTAATTACCTGGTTTTTTCTTGTTTGGTGAACCTTCTATTGCTTCTCCTGGCATTACATCAGTTAAGATGCTTCGCATAAAACCACGAACAATTTTTCGTTCTGCACCAAAAATAGAATGGGTGCTAGAACCAGGCCACATAAACGGTTTATTTTCACGTGCAGGATCTCGCATTTCTTGTAATGCTTCATAATTAAAAAAATCAATAGGAAGATTATTGTTTTCTGCAAAAGTATTACCGTATCCAGTTGGCATTATGAATTCCTCATCGCTGTAAGTCTTACTTGACGTTCTAATACTTTAGTTATTTCTTTAGCAATTTTATCCATATCAACTTGCGCATTTCCCGTAGTTGACAAATTAATAGTTGGATTAACATTAAACACGTTTACTGGTTGAGTAGTTGTGCCCGTACTAGTTGGAGCATTGGTTCTTTGAGAACCAATTTGTTGTGGAGCACGATAAGGGTTTACCATAGGGTCACCAAGAATTGGGTAACCCCTATCTTTAGCAATTTGCTTACCAGTATTTATGCCTTCATCAAGCAATCCACTTTTCCAAGTATTACCAGAAGCCTTACCCCAAGGTATCCAAGCGTCTAAGTTTCCACCACCATAAATAAGACGTGCAGCATGAATGTTATTTTTTGGATCAAGCAAACCTTTATCGGAAGTGAGCCAACTAGACCAATTTTTACGACGACCTTTTCCTGTATCACCTCTCATATTTATTTGAAACAGACCGTAAGAATCATCACCTGTTGATGGATTAACATTATGTACGTTTGGTTGCCATCGTGATTCACGATGAGATATAGCAATCATTTTCCAAATAGCATCATCTGGAAAACCACGACGCTTTAAGATGTCAGCAATTGCATTAGGGTCCATAGTTCCAGGAGGCATCATTTTGTTGCTAGGCATTCCAGTTGAACCACCAGACCTACCAGTTGACGAAGTTCCTCTGGAAGCAGTACCAGTACCTGTGGAATCGGAACCACCACCACCACCACCAGCACCTTTGCTTGCAAAGTCAGCCATAGAAGCAGAAATACTCATAGATTGAATTACTTGGGCTTGCTTATCAATGTCTCCATCGGAATAATTAATTGGTCCTGTTTCTAAAACCGAACCTCTGGTTCCAGGAATATATTTAGTATCGGCAGATGTGTTAGTTCCAAAACTAGCGCCCTTTTCTTCATATTGTTTTCTGCTTGCTGGGTAAGCCTTTGACTGAACGTGCCAAACTTCTCCATGCCTTGAGAACTCATCCAAACCATATTTTGAAGCATTAGCCTTCAACCATTCTTCATCTGCCTTAGAAGCAAAGGTTAAGTCGGCTGCCAAACCAATTTCGTGATATGACAAACCTGGAGGTGCAGCCATTGCTTGACCTGGAAGAAGTTTCCAATAAGAACCATCGTAGTAGGTATCTGTTTTCTCATCTGTCTTAACGTGTCTTTGCAAAAACATGGCTTTTTGCTGTTCTGGAGAACGCAAGATTCCACCAATGCCAATACCTGGTCGGTCATTCAGAAGCCTTGTTAATGGCTCACGAAGGACAGGTTTTGCTTCTTGCAATTTTGCCGATTTAGAACTTCCAGTTTTATTAGTTTCAGCAATTTTTCCAGGACTAGCCCCACCAGTTTTTGGGTCACCCAAGATAGTTGCTCCTGCGGAACCTAAACCATAACCCAAAGCAGCACCAGCAGCCGTACCAGCACCAGGAATAATAGAACCAGCAACTCCACCAATAATTCCACCAAGCAAAGGTAAGGCTTTTGCAAAAATGTTATTTCTCATGGATGTACGTGCACCAACCAGCGGAGAAAGCACATCTTCTAATTTGCCAAAAGCCTCAGTTACTCTTTGAGTATTCTTTTCTAATTGGGCGTAGTTATCAGCCTGACGACCATACATGTTTTCATCACGCTTAGTTTGCACACGACTAGTTTCTTCAATTTGAGTAGCATAGTTATCTTCAATACCCATAAGTTTTCTATCTGCTACTTTGGAAGGGTCGTACATACCCTTCCCACCTTTTTGTTGAAACTGCACGTTACTTTGTGCATACTGCAAAACTTGGTCTTGAAGACCTT